TTACCAAGGTAGACCAATAACAGAAATATCAGATATGCCCGAGGGGACTATCGGATTTATATACAAAATAACAAATCACCAAACAGGTGAATACTATATAGGGAAAAAATCCTTATATGCAAAAAGAACATTACCACCACTAAAGGGGTACAAAAGAAAAAGAAAAGTAATCAAAGAATCCAAATGGGTAGATTATCGTTCTTCAAATACTGCAGTTCAACTGTGGTTCCACGAACACGAAGCTGGAAAAGAAACTGGTAATCAAGATAAAATAAATGATAGTTTGGAGTTAAAAATCCTTAGATTTTGTAAAACACCAAAATCATTAACTTATTATGAAGTAGAAGAATTATTTCAAAATAAGGTTTTACAAGATGAATTATCGTTAAATGATAATATATTAGGAAAGTTTTTTAGAAAAGACTTGGATATTTAAATTATTTTTCGTATATTTGTATAGTTTTAAAGGTAAAGTATGCTTTCACATCACGAGAAACAAGAAGTTATAAACATATTAAATGGTGTATTGGGAGTGGGGACATCTATGAAAAATGATGAACAAGCTCACTACTGTCCATTTTGCCATCACCATAAGAAAAAGTTACAAATTAACTTAAAAACTCAATATTGGCATTGTTGGGTTTGTGATGCAAAAGGTAGAAAGATACAAAGGTTACTTAAAAGGCTTCATGTAGATTCTCATAAATTAAAGAAATTATATGAAATCTATGGTGATGATTATATTGTTTATAGTAAGGATACCGAAGAAGAAAAGGTAGAGTTAAGGTTACCTAATGAGTTTCAGTCACTTTTAAAAGTACCAAAGAGTAAGATAAACCCTGTGTACAGAAAGGCATTGAAATATGCAGAAGAAAGAGGTATCACTAGAGAAGATATTAGAAGATATAATATCGGTTATTGTGATTCTGTTCATTATGCCAATAGGATTATTATTCCTTCTTATGATAGAGATAACAGACTCAATTACTTCATCGCGAGGTCTGTATTTAGTGAGGAAAAATTTAAATACAAAAATCCACCAGTTTCGAAAAATGTTATCATGTTCGAAAACCAAATAAATTGGAAAGAACCAATAACATTAGTAGAAGGTGTATTTGATGCAATGGCGGTAAAAAGGAATGCTATACCAATATTGGGTAAGTTCGTTCCTAAAAAATTAAATGATGCAATATTTAAAAATGGAGTAAAGAGTGTTAACATCTTATTAGATGAAGATGCACAACAAGAAGCGTTACGATATACTATGCAATATACCAACCAAGGTATTCAAACAAAAAACATTGTTCCATCGGATAAAGATGCATCTGATATGGGATTTTCACAAATAAATTCAAAATTAAAAGAAACAGAAGAAACTGGTTTCGGTGATATTATATCACAAAAATTAAAAGGTTTATGATAATAAATAAAGTTTATCATTTGGCAGATTTACATATTCGTAATCTCCAAAGACATAAAGAATACAAACAAGTATTCAAAAAATTCTTAAAACAAGTTAAACAAGATAATATAGAAGATTCTCTAATCTATATTGCTGGTGATATTGCTCATGCTAAAACTGAGATGTCACCCGAACTCGTACACGAAATAAGTTGGTTTCTCACCGAGTGTGCGAAGTTAAGAGAAACTGTGTTAATCACAGGTAACCACGATTGTAATTTAAATAATTCCCACAGACTAGATGTACTCACACCAATTATCGAAAATCTTGGAAATAATCGAATTCATTATCTTCGTGATACTGGTGTCTATAATATTCATAATCTTACTTTTGTTGTCTATTCTATATTGGATAACAAGGAAAATTGGCCTAAAGGAGATACCGTTGATGGAGAAAATAAAATCGTTTTATTTCATGGACCAGTAAACAAAGCTCAAACAGATATCGGCTATACCGTTTCTTCAAACTCATTCCAAGTGGATATGTTTGATGGATTCGATATGGCCATGTTGGGTGATATCCATAAGAGACAAACATTCGGACCTGGTTATGAACACATTGCTTATGCAGGTTCTATGATTCAACAAAATCATGGTGAGTTATTGGAGAATCATGGTTACTTACTTTGGGATATTCCAACACGAACTTTTACAGAACACCATATCCACAATGATTATGGATTCCTAACAGTTGATGTTGTAGATGGTAAGATACCTCAATGGGTGTATGATGAAGTTGGTACTAAACTTCCAAAGTATCCAAGATTAAGATTACGATTTACAAGAACAGAGGCATCTGATATGAAAAGAAGAATAACTGAACTAAAAAAGTTATTCAAAGTTGCTGAAGTTACTGTAACAAGAACAGATACGATAGGACAATTAAAAACAAATCAAAAGGTAAACAAAAACATTGTTGGTAATGTTAAAGATGAAACATTCCAAAACTCCTTAATACGAGATTACTTAGAAAGACAGTATCTATTAGAAGATGAGGAGTTAGATAAGATAGCAGAAATCAATTCAGAACTAAACTCACATATAGATGATTCAGATTCAATGGGTAACATTCTATGGACACCAAAGACATTTGAGTTTTCTAATATGTTTTCCTATGGTGAGGGTAATCTAATCAGATTTGATAAAGCACAAGGTATCATGGGTATCTTTGCTCCCAACGCTAGTGGTAAATCTTCTATGTGGGATGCACTCTCTTTCTGTATCTATGATAAGACTTCTCGTACAAACATCTCTAAGAATGTTTTAAACAATCGTAAACCTACTTTCTATTGTAAGTTTAACTTTGAGATAGATGGGATAGATTACTTCATTGAGAGACGGGCTAAGTATGTTAGAAAGGGTACATCGGTAAAAGTAGATGTAGATTTTTGGAGAGATAACAATGGAGTTATAGAATCTTTAAATGGTGAACAACGAAAAGATACTAATAAGGAAATAGAAAAGTACTTAGGTAAATTCGAAGATTTCGTTCTAACTGCTCTTTCTCTACAAGGAAACAATGCTTTATTCATTGATAAATCACAATCGGAAAGAAAAGAAATACTTTCTCAATTTATTGGTGTAAACATCTTTGATAAACTATATCAGAAAGCAGCAGATGAGAATAGAGATAATGCAACACTTATCAGAAAATTTAAGAGTGATGATTTTACGACAAAATTAGCTCAAATCGACACTGATTTAAAAACAAACAAAAATGAATATAAACTTTTAGAAATAAATCAAAAATCTTTAAAAGAAGAAGAGGATTTACTAAATAGACAAATCATTAAACTAAACGAGAAAATCGTAAAGTTAAATGCCGATAGTGGAGTTTCAATCGAAGAGTTAGAAAAGAGATTAGGAATCCTCGAAGATAAAAAAGAAGATATTCAAACTCAAAAAGAATCTATACAAGATAGGATTACTCATAGAGAAGAATTACAAATCGAATTAGAAGAAATATTAGATAAGTTTGATGAAGAAGATTTAGAAGAAGGAATTACTAAATTAAAAACATTAAAAAATGATTTAACAAATATTGATACTGAAATTGAAAAGGTTAATATTAAATTAGAATCTCTGTATGAGAGAAAAGAACATTTAGATAAACACAAATACAATGAAGAGTGTGATATTTGTATGGAAAACTCTAAATCTATTTTAGAAACAAAATCAGATGTAGATTCTAAAATTGAAGAAAGTAAGAATTTGTTACAAGATTTCCAAAAACAAAAATTAGATTTAAATATTGAAAAGGATTCTCTTATCGGTTATGAAAAAGAATGGAGTAATTTCCAAGAAGCAAAAGAAAAAGAAGATAAAATAGATAGAGAAGTATCTCAACTTATTAACAAGTTATCAACAATTGAAACTGAAGAATTACGAAATTCACAACAATTTACTCAACAAGAGAAACTTATTGAAGAATATTATAAGAATGAAAAGCAGATTAATAAGAATAAAGAAATACGAAATGAGATTACTGGAGTAAGAGAAAAACTTACAATTGTTAAGGATGAACTTAAAGGAGTAAATACAGATATCCTTAAGTTAAATGGTAAAGTTTCTGCTCTTCAAAATCAAAAAGAAACAATCGAAGATAGAATTAATGAAGTAAAAGAATTAGAATCACAAAGTAGATTGTTTGATTTCTATCTGAATGCATTATCTAAAGATGGTATATCTTATGAATTGATTGAAAAGGCATTACCAATGATTGAAGGTGAGGTAAATAATATCTTAG